TACTCAAGAGCATGGTTTTATATCTCTAAAGTGGATTTAAAGCGTAGAGTAGACGTAGATGCTTTATTTACATTTATGGATAAAGATTTATTACACACAACTAAAATGGCGATTCGTTATTTTGAGGGTGTGGAAGAGTACGAAAAATGTGCTCATATTAAACAAATCCAAGACATTGTTGAAAAAATGTTGGATAAAACGTGATTCTATATCACTCTATCATTATATTAATATATAACTAAAAATTCGATTATGAGAAATCCAGACTTGGCGATGCAAAAACTAGAAAAACTTAATGGTAAATTGACGACCATGAAAGTTATGATTACACGCCCCACCACAACTACCGATCAATACCAACAACTCATTGCTAGCGCAGAGGAAGTAGTTGAAGATCTAAAGATGATGGTTCAACGTCAAAACTAATTTAAATTAAAGTTATGAATCTTACTGCTGAACAAATCCAAAACAATTGGAACGTATTTTTGGGTATTATTGAGGAACATATTTCCTCACCCCGTAAAGAAAAACTGCTTGAATTCTATGATCAGTATGCTGAGCGCGTTATGCTCATGCCAGCTGCCCATAAAAAAGAATACCATAATGCTTTTCCTGGAGGGTATGTAGAACACGTTATTCGTGTTGTACGTTGTGCTCTAAAACAACATCAATTATGGGCCGACGAGGATGCTGACATGTCAGGATATACTGTTGAAGAACTAGTATTTGCTGCTATCAATCACGATTTAGGTAAAATGGGAGACGATCAATACGAGTCCTATATTCCACAAACTGACCAATGGCGTAAAGATAAGTTAGGAGAAGACTATATGTTCAACACTAAACTCGCGTTTGCTTCGGTTCCAGACCGTGGTTTGTTCATGCTCCAATCACATGGTATCCAGTATACGTTTAATGAGATGTTAGCGATTCAAACACACGATGGTTTGTATGATGAGGCAAATAAAAAATATCTTATGACTTATATGCCAGAGCAAAAACCACGTACTTGCCTTCCATTTGTTCTTCACTTTGCGGATATGATGGCTGCTCGTATTGAGTTTGAGCGTGAATGGTTACCTAAACTACAGGGTAATAAATCTGTTAAGGATACCTCTAATAAAGAAACCCGAAGGTTTGTTCCTGCTGCTGCTAAACAAAAAGCACTTGGTTCTGTTAGAAGTGAGGGGTTAAAAAATCTATTAGATAGCCTATGATCTATATTATATCTATTTTATCTATACTGGTCGTGGTCCTGGGATTCACGACCTTTAACCTTTTACGCAAGGTTGAACAAAGTGAGGATGAACTAAAACGAAGGCAAGACGCTATTATATCCTACCAGGAATACATTAATGGTTTGGGGAGTACAGTAGAGTTTATGAATAAACGAATTAAAGAAATTGATGCTAAAGGCACCTTTAATAGTGATGATGAAGTAGGTTTTTTCTTCGAGCGACTTAAAATGTTAAACGATATGCTAAGACCATACGATGTTAAATTATGATTGAAATAGTAGTTAAAAAGAAAAAAGGTATACAATATTTTACTCAAGAAACAGAGGATGCTATTGTAAGATATAATAAGTCAACTGACCCTGTAGAAAGAGAAAGAATATATCACAGATACATTCACTACGCGTTTTTTAAGTTAACTGAAAATATCATTCATACTTTTAAATTTTACTATACTGAGGTAGAAAATATTGAGGATCTCCAACACGAGGTAATTACCTTTCTTCTCTCTAAGATGCACCTATACGATCAAACTAAAGGATCTAAGGCATACTCTTATTTTGGAACTATCGTTAAAAGATATTTAATTATATCTAATACGCGAAACTATAAGCGTAGAATCGATAAAGCCCCAGTAGAAGGAGTAGAAGAGGACGAACGCCATTCATACATTATAGATGAGATGACGGCAAGTGATCCTCACCAGGATAAATTATCTATATTTATAGACTTATACACAGAGTATTGTACCGAAAATATCTTTGAATTATTCGCTAAAGACGAAGACGCTCAAATAGCGGATGCTATATTGGAGCTGTTCCGTAAAAGGGAAGACATAGATATATTCAATAAAAAGGCACTTTACATATATATAAGAGAGCAGGTAGACGCTAAAACCCCCAAAATTACTAAAATAGCTAACCAGCTATATGATATATTCAAACACAACTATATATTTTATTTAGAACAAGGTTATGTAAACTTTAAATAACCCAGTATTTATAACTATGAGCCAGTTTGATAAAATAGTATTCGGTAAGAAAAAATTCTCGGATCTTCTAGAAGAGATTTACAATAACCAACAAAAAAAAGATAAGCAGGTAACTGCTCTTGTTAAAGAACTTCAACCTATGGTTGAGGAAATAGGTGATGCTACCCTAATTGTTCCATTAATTAAAGAATATATGGAAATTGGGGTTAAAAACGATGATCTTTTAATTAAAATGGCTGCTTTAGCACAACGTGCTATGAATAGCGAATCAACCGATGCTGGGTTAGGTATTTCAGACGAGGAAAAACAACAATTACTTGACGAGATAAGTAAGTTTAAATCTGAGGAGTAATGGCTAAAACTAATAGGTCGGGGGGTGTTTTAGGAGCTTTATTTGATAAATCTAATTTCTCTACAGCTTTCCCAGTTCAAAATGTTGGTAGGGTAGTTAGTATAGTATTAGATGAGTCCCACCCTAGATTTAAAGAACTAGGTGAATGGAATGGTTTAGGTACTATAGAATATACTTTAGTGGATCAACCTATCCCAGCAAGTCAAGTCTACCCTATAGCGAAACCCTATGACCCTTCTATAAGAAACTTTCCATTAATAAATGAGATAGTTTATATAGCCCAGTTGCCAGATACAGATATTGGAAGATTTACTTCTTCTAAAAGATCATATTATATGAGTGTAGTGGGTTTATGGAATCATCCTCACCATAATGCTTTTCCACAAAATTCTAATATACTACCTCCTTCACAACAAAAAGACTATGTTGAAACTGAAGCAGGTAGTGTAAGAAGAGTAACAGATCAATCTACTGAGATATTTTTAGGTAGAACGTTTATTGAAAGAGGTAATATCCATCCTCTTTTACCATTTGAAGGGGATAGAATTTTAGAAGGTAGGTGGGGTAACTCAATTCGTTTTGGGTCTACTGTTACGGGTTCTGTAAACACATGGTCTTCAATAGGTACAAACGGTGATCCAATCACTATACTTAGAAATGGTCAAGGGGTACAAACGGATGAAGGTTGGATACCAACTATAGAAGATATTAATAATGATGATTCTTCTATTTATCTTACTAGTACTCAAAAAATCCCTTTAGAGGCCTCAAGCACTTCTTACTCTAGCTATTCTTCTAACCCTCCAACTACCCCAAATGAATACGCTGGTAGGCAACTTCTCCTAAATTCGGGTCGTTTAGTATTTAATTCTACTGAGGACCATATATTATTATCATCAATAAAAACTGTAAATATCAACGCTTTAAACGGTTTTAATGTTGACTCACCGCAGTCGGTGATTCAATCTAATAGTGTGTTATTAGGCGGTATTAACGCGGTAGAACCCGTACTTAAGGGTGATACTACTATTAATATTTTAGTAGATCTAGTCAATCAGTTACAAGCTCTAGCTATAGCTCTTCAATCAGTTACTCCCCAAGCCGGACTAGCAGTAGCACCAGCGGCGGCTCAATTAGCTCCTCAATTAGCTGTTATAAGAACCCAACTTCAAACTACAACTAAATCACAAGTAAGTAAAACATTATAATGGCTGGGATTGATATTAATACTATATTAAATGCTGTACCTAACAAACAAACTGCTGTTCAAAAGTTAGCTATACTTTTAATAAAAAAAGTTACTGAGAATGAAAATTTAATACAAGCTCCTTTAAATAATCTTTTAAATCAACTTCCTACAGATGGAACATGTCCTGAACCAGCCTTATTACAGAGTATTTTAGATAAAAGAAATAATATTGTAGATTTTTTAAATAAATTTAGTAATTTTTTAGATATTACAACTTCTACTTACACAGGAACCAATGTAGCATTTAATGCTCTTTTAACTACTGTTCAAGGTATTAATTTAAGCAAAACTTCAGCTTCAGGAGCTGTTAAAATCTTACCTACTGCTCCTGGATTTATTACTGCTCTTTTAAGTGATTTAGGAGATCTAGCTGATAATTTAACATTTGATTCTTTAGGAGAATCTAAATTATCTAAAATAAAAAGTGGATTAGATACTTTAAATATATCTTTAGCTATAGTTTCTTCTTTTATAAAAAATATAATCCAAGTTTTAAATAGTTTAGATGCTCTGTTATTACCTTGTTTAAATGAAAGCCAAAAATCTCAATTAACATCAGTAGCTGATAATTTGGTAAAAATTGCAACTGATAGTACTCAATCTATAGATGATTCAACTTATCAAGGGTTTATATTTCAAATAGAAGAAGTACCTTTTAGCCCTACTGTCAATCGTTTAAAAGCTATAGCTTTAAATCAAGGGGGTATTCCACTATTAGAAACCCCTTTATCGTTTACAACAAACATACAAACATTAATCGATGAACTTAAGCTAATAATTGACAGAGATAATTTAAAATCTTTTTAATTTTAATATTTATAACAGATGAAACCTAGCGAATTAAAATCATTTATCAAAGAAGCAGTTAGAGAAGCTATCCAAGAGGAACTAAAAGATATCCTTTTGGAAGCAGTCCGTGCGCCTAAACTACCAGTAATGGAAGCTCCTGTAGGAGGAGTTGGGTTTGGGTTAACTAATTCTCCTATTGTTCCACAACCAAGTACTACATCAGCAACTGAAAAGAGAGCCATGATGGAAAGTATTATGGGTGACATGAGAAGAGGACAAGATACTCTTTCATTCAACTCAGCTGATGCTAGAGGAATGGGTGTAACTGCTAATACTCTACAAATAACCCCTGGTATGAATACCTCAGGAGATGGATCAAAATTACCTGAGGGTAATGTCGGTTTAGACATGATTATGGGATTAATGGGAAAGAAATAAAATGGCATTCGGAGCACAAAAGATATTTCCAATTGATACTAAGCCAGGAACGGCTGTTGGTGTAGCTATCCCTTTTGATGCTCCTGGTGTTTTTTATTCTACCTATACTACAAAAGATGCAGTTAGAAATAACTTACTAAATTTTTTTCTAACTAATCCCCCAGAAAGATATCTTACCCCTACATTTGGTTCAGGTTTAAGAGCTTTTATTTTTGAACAAATTACTACTGGTAATTTAGATGGTCTTAAAGAAAATATTCAATCACAATTAACTCGTTTTTTTCCTAATGTTAGAGTAGGCAGTCTAGACATATTCCAAGACCCAGACTTTAATACTATAACCGTATCTTTAACTTATAATGTTATAGATACTACTATATCAGACGAAATTCAAATAGCATTCAACTAATGGCTGTAAGACGTAACATACAATATATAAACAAGGATTTTACCGAGTTAAGAGCAAGTTTAGTTAACTACGCTCGTACATATTTCCCTACGACCTATAATGACTTTAGCCCATCATCACCTGGTATGATGTTTATGGAAATGGCAGCTTATGTAGGTGATGTTATGTCTTTCTATTTAGATAATCAAATTCAGGAAACGTACTTACAATACGCTCGTCAAACAAATAACTTATATGAGTTAGCTTACATGTTTGGTTACAAACCAAATGTAACACAGGTTGCAACAGTAGACTTAAGCTTTTATCAACAAGTCCCAGCTATAGGCTCCCCAGGTTCTCAATCACCTGATTTTAGTTATGCTTTATTTGTTCCTGCTAATACAACTGTATCTTCTACAGACCCTAGTAATACAACATTTATTATAGAAGACCCAGTAGATTTTAGTGTTTCTTCTTCTGGGGATCCTACAGAAGTTACTGTGTATCAAGTTTCAAGTGGTGGGACAGTAGTAGATTATTTCTTATTAAGAAAAGTTCGTAAAGCAATTTCTTCTACAATTAATATTACTACTTTTAATTTTGGGGTTCCACAACAATTTGCTACTGTTGAAATTAGTTCCCCTAACATCGTAGGTATATTAGATATAACAGATTCAGATGGTAATACTTGGTATGAAGTAGATTATTTAGCTCAAGATACAGTATTTGATTCTATTAAAAATACTAATGTAAACGACCCTAATCTATCACAATATCAAGGAGATACACCTTATCTTTTACAGTTAAAGGGAGTACAAAGGAGATTTGTTTCTCGTTTTTTAAATAGTACTACTCTTCAACTACAATTTGGAGCAGGAACCTCAGCTGATACTGATGAAGAGATTTTACCAAACCCTGATAATGTTGGTTTAGGTTTACCATTTGAGGTAGATAAGCTTACAACGGCGTTTGCTCCTTCTAACTTTATATTTACTAAAACCTATGGTATAGCCCCGTCAAATACCACTTTAACAGTGAGATATTTAACAGGTGGTGGGGTTAGTGCAAACGTACCTGCTAATACAATTACTTCAATTAATAGTGGTAATGTACAATTTTTAAATAATAATTTAAATACTAGTACAGCTAATATTATATTTAACTCTTTAGCTATAAATAATCTAGCAGCAGCTGATGGTGGTGGAGACGGGGATACAACAGAAGAACTCAGACAAAACGCGTCAGCTAATTTTGCAACTCAATTACGTAATGTGACCCAAGATGATTATTTAGTAAGAGCACTTTCTTTACCTGCTAAATTTGGAGTAATAGCTAAAGCTTATATTGAACCAACTAAGGCACAATCTGTAGCTTCAGGAGCCGCAGCTTCTATACTTGATCTATATATTCTTTCTTTTGATATTAATAGTAAATTACAAATAGCTTCTTTAGCACTTAAACAAAATTTATCTACTTACCTTTCACAATATAGAATGGTGAATGATTCAATTAATATTAAAGACGCTTTTATTATTAATATTGGAGTTAATTTTGATATTATAGTACTCCCAAACTTTAATTCAAATGAAGTACTAACTAGATGTATTGTAGCAATGCAAGATTTTTTTGCTATTAAAAACTGGCAGATTAATGAGCCTATTATTTTAAGAGATTTGTATGTTATTCTAGATGAAGTTGAAGGAGTACAAACTGTTAAAAATATTACAATATCAAATAAAGTAGGAACATCTTTAGGATACTCCCAGTTCGCTTATGATATTCCAGGAGCTACAATTAATAACGTAGTTTATCCTTCACTTGATCCTATGATTTTTGAAGTAAAATATCTTAATACTGATATTCAGGGTAGAGTAGTAAATTTATAAAACAATGGCTGTATATAAAATTTTCCCAGAAAAAGACGCTGCTATATATTCTCTATTTCCACAGATGAATACTGGCATTGATGAAATATTAGATTTATCTAATTTAAATTTAGCATCTAATACTAGTGCTCAAGTTTCAAGAGCTTTAATTAAATTTAATCAAGGAGCTATAAATGATATTTTTTCAACTTATATTAAAAATTCTAAGTGGGCTTCTAATTTAAAACTATTTATAGCTACTGCTCAAAGTATTAACGTTGATTATGAAGCTTATGTGTATCCGGTTTCAGGAGCATGGGGTATGGGTACTGGGAAATATCTAGATAATCCTCCTTCAACTGATGGTACAAGTTGGAAATGGAGAACTTATGCGGGTGTAGGTGGTGGTGCTATTGCTTGGACTGGTAGCGGATTTACGGCTGGGGTTACAGCTTCATATTCAGGATCAAATATTGGGGGTGGTAATTGGTATACAGGGTCTACTCATGTTTTACCTGTTACTGCAAGCCAATTATTTAGTTATCATTCAAATAAAGATTTAAACGTTGATGTTAAAGGAATAGTTTCAGCTTGGTATAGTAGTTCAAACAATATAGGTAGTGGAACTAACATAATTAATGAAGGATTTATTGTTAAATGGGAAGACAGTGTTGAGTTTAATCAAACTAAAGCAGTACAACCTGTACTACAATATTACTCGGTAGATACTCATACTATTTATCCCCCTACTTTAGAGTTAAAATGGAATGACTTTACTTTTAATACTGGGTCTTCTACTCAAACAATCTTAACAGATCCCCAAGCTTATATTTCAATAGAAAACAATGAAGGATTCTTTTATTCTTCTAGTATTCAACAGTTTAGAGTAGATAGTCGCCCTCAGTATCCACCAATCATATTCCAAACAGCTTCAATTTATACAACTAATTATTATCTACCTTCAGGTTCTTCATATTGGGCTATTAAAGATCTAGATACTAATGAGTACGTTATAAACTTTGACTCAACTTATACCCAAATAAGCGCAGATGCTACTTCTAGTTTCTTTACAGTGTATATGAATGGTTTACAACCCGAAAGGTATTATACTATTCTAATTCAGACTACTATTGGTGGTACTACTAGAGTATTTGATAGTAATTATAACTTTAAGGTTATAAATGGATAATGGCTCAACAAGTAACTTTAACTAAACAAGTCTATGACAAGAATCAATACCAAAGGGTAATTGATACTTCATTTACTCAACTTGTCCAACCTGTTATTATTCCTACAGGTTCAGCCTTACCTACAGTAAATCAATTCTTTGTTTATTATAATCAGTTATTTTTTGATATACCCAAATTTGGAGAAGTAAATTCTCATGAGTACCTTATCAAGACTAGTCAAGAATACGTTGGAGTTTCAAATGTAATAAACGATGAAATTCAAGCGTTAATTGATGAAGTAACAGAATTGAGACAAGAAAATCTAGATTTACAACAACAATTACTTATTATAGCACAAAATACAAGTAATGGCTAATACAGTAACTATAAACAACATCCCAGGTAACTTTTTTGAATTGCAAGATTATTCAATTCAAGATGATACCCTTATAGCTAATACTACTATACAATCTACTTTTGATCCTTTACAAAATTATGTTTCATATTTTATTTACAATTTAAATAATGAGATAATTTATGCTAATGAAGCAGGGTTTAGTGGGTGGAGTTTTATTAACCAACAAGTTTATCTAGACCCCCAAGCAGATTTAGAAAAAGCAGGTTATGTTATAGGAGAATATAATACTTTATATCTTTTCCTTAATAATGAAGTTTCTAGTTCTATTTTTAACCAATACTATGTTGATGATATATCTCCAGATAGAACTGAGGTAAGACTTAATACTACTCAAATTCTTAATATTGATGTTGTTAATGGTGTTAATTCTTTAATTAATAAAATACAAACTAGTACTCTTACTTACTTTGATTTTTATCTTAATTTTGGAAATAATCAATTAGTAATTGCTAATAATATTTTATTAGATAATAGTGATCCTAATGATCCAACTGTTCTAATTAAACTTTATGAACCTCTTCCTATTAATTTTACTTTAAAGGATGAGTGTTGGATTGTTACCCAAGTAGCAGAAGCTATTGCTTACAACATTAATATCAATGAGATATTTGAACCTGTAGATGATTTTACTTATTTAAAAGGTCCTAACTTAAATCTTAATATTAAGGATCAAATAAATAATTCTACAAGTTACACTAATTATTCTACTTTATCATCTTCATCTTACGCTACAGGTTCTACTAATCTTCAATACCAAATAAATAGTATTTTAGCAGAACGTGGAGTTGAAATTAATGTTGATTACTCTGATTATAGTAATTTTATATATTTTTCCTCAGCGTTAACTCGCTTAGAAAACTTTTACTATAAACTTCAATTGATTGAAGAATACAGTTATAGTGCTAGTTTGTCTAACTTAACTGGTCCTAACGCCTATATTGTTACTAGCAAAAATATTTGGGATGAAAAAATTAATGAAATTATAACTACGTTTGATAGTTATGATTATTTTTTATACTATGAATCAGGTTCAGCTTCTTGGCCCAAAACCAACTCAATTTACCCCTACAATAATGTCTCTACAACTTCTATAGCAGGTATAACCTTTATTCAAAGTCAATCAGTTGTAGCAGGTGAGTATGATGAAAATAATAACAATGCCTTAATTAACGCTATTCCTTCTTACTTAAGAGAAGATGAAGCTAATGCTCAATACGAACTATTTATTGAGATGTTAGGTGAAATGTTTGATAATATTTGGATTTATTATCAAGATGTAACTGAAAAATGGAATGCCGATAATCGTTTACAATATGGTGTTTCTAAAGACATTGTAGCTGAGGTTTTAAGGGATTTAGGATTAAAAATATACGAAAGTAGTTTCGGCTCAGCGGATTTATATACTGCTTTACTAGGCGTTACCCCTTCAGGTAGTTTATTCCCATTCCCTTACATGACAGGTTCTTTACCTGCTCCTACAGGATTTGAATACATCAATTCATCTATTTCATCATCAAATGAGGCAGTTCCATTAGAGGATATTGAAAAAGGAACATATAAGAGATTATATCATAACTTACCTCTTCTTTTAAAGAAAAAAGGTACAACTACAGGTTTACAAAACTTAATCACTACTTATGGTATTCCAAGCACCATTTTAAGAGTAGCGGAATTTGGAGGTAAAGATAAAGACGAATCAAACGATTGGGATTACTATAAACAAAGATACAATTATTGTGCTGATGCTCCTGCTAATGAAGATAGTATAATATCTAGATGGCAACTTAATAGTAACTGGGATTCTTTAGATGATATTCCTAATACTATTCAATTTAGATTTAAACTTCCCTCATCTGGTTCATCGGGAGCTGTAAATAATGCTATAAATACCCCTTCTCAGAGTTTATGGGTATTAAATAATAATGTTACTTCTTATAGTGCTATAGTTTTAGAATACACTGGGTCAGGGTTTACTACAGGATCATATTCAGGTTCTGTCGTTGATCCTTATTATCAATATGGTACTTTAAAATTCATACCTAATCTATCAGCTCCAACTATTTCTGCTAGTATTTATCTACCATTCTTTGATGGTGAATGGTGGTCAGTAATGATTTCTAGAACTGGTAGTCAGTATTTTGATTTTTATGCAGCTAATAGCATCTATAATGGTGATGATGGGTCTACTATTGGATTTATAGGATCTAGTTCTGCTACAGTTAATGATTCTTCTTGGATTAGTTCCCCCAGTAGCAAATACTCTTACTTCCCAGGATGGCAAAACCCAGATACATTTGGAGGTAAAAACTATATAGGTTTTTCAGGTTCATACCAAGAAATAAGATATTATACTGTTGGATTAAGCTCAAGTGTTTTCTATGATTACACTATGAATCCTGATTCAATTGAAGGAAATTCTCTTAACTCAGCACCTGATCAATTAGCATTTAGAGCTTCTTTAGGTGGAGAATTATACACGGGTTCAATTTCAATTCATCCTAAAGTAACAGGATCTTGGGTTGCTACTTCTTCATTTGCTTCTAATAGTGATTTTATATTAGGTGGAAGTGTAACATTTACTCCTAACGTTGAAACAGTTTACCTAGATCAACCCGCAGCAGGTATTAAAAATATTGTATCTAATAAGATACAAATTGGAGACACTACTATAGCTCTTGGTAATACCTCTAATACTAGTAGTTTAGGTACTAACGTATTATCTCAATATCGTTCAATCCAACAACAACCCCCAGGTGGCAGCACTTACACAGAAAACCTAGCATATACTGAAGTAGCTTTTTCTCCGCAAAACGAGATTAATGATGACATTATGGATCAACTTGGTTTCTTCAATATGGGGGAATTTATTGGTGATCCAAGACAACGCTTCACTCAAGCAGAATCTTACCCAGATCTAGATGCTTTAAGAAACGCTTACTTTGAAAAGTATACAGGTAATTATGATATAAATGATTATGTCCGTTTAATCAAGTTCTTTGATAATTCATTATTTAAGATGATCAAAGACTTTACTCCTGCTCGGGCATCTTTAGCTTCAGGTATAGTTATTAAGCAAACCTTACTTGAAAGAAATAAGTATCCACAACCAGAGGTAACATCTTCTAGAGAAAATAATTTTGAAGGTACTATTGATATGGCCTTTATTTCTGGTGGAGCGGGTGGTTCAGTAAATCAATATAATAATTTATATTGTGATGATAGTTCTATATTTAGTGCTAACTGGACAAAACTTTCTAATGTTTCAAGTCTTATAACTATAGGAACTACTTTTACTCCTTTAACAGGATCTAATTCAACCACAGCTACTTTCCCTCTTAGCCCATCTCAATTTACAGGTAATTTTAATTGGGATTCTGATGAAGGATATTTTTATGTAGATAATGTTGTCCATACAGGATTTTTCTTTTTTGCTCCAAGTACAGACACTAGCAATAAGATATACACTATTCAAATTTCTTCTAAGGCTAGAGGAGTTATTTTAGAGCAAAATTACACCCAAACCACTACAAATGCTGTATTTACAATTTCAGGATCTACTTATTACCCATTTGATGAAGAAATCTTTATTAAAGCTAAAGTAGATAGTGGTACTTCTAATATTGAAACTGATGTTCTTTTAGGGGGTGGTTTTAATATAAGTACTGATTTATCTGATACTTCAGGTTTTTATAATATAGTTAATTGCAACTCAGCCCAAGCATGGACTGAAACTATAATTTCACCTCAAGGTGCTGAGTTAGTAGTTCATAGTAATCAAGATGAATTTTATAATGGTGAATTTAGTGGCTCAGTTTTAACTGTAGAAAACGGTGAATTAAATGAAGATAACCCATTTAAAGAACCTAATAGACTTTTAGGGTCTTATACTATAGTAGTATACTCAACTGCTGAGGTTAATCCAGATGCTTTCTTCAATTCTTTAACCACTCCTAATCCAGGTGAATTGTATGTTTTTTATGATGATGTTGCAGGAGAAGTAAAAGCTTTAAAAATAGCAGCAGTTGATTCAAACGGCATAGATAATAGAGCATCATTGGAGATATTAACTAGTCTTACTTTAAAAGCTAGTTCTTTTGGTTCATTTACTTATACTGTAGTTAGTATTTCAGATTTTACTTCTTTTCTTTTTTATGAAATAGTACCAAGTGGAGATGATCCTTCTCTAGAAAATGAAATATTAGATTATAGTTTTATAGGTAGAAGAACTATTAATACCGCAGCTGCAGGTCCTAATACTGCTTTATTAACTGTAATTACAGACGCTCAAGGAGATTATAATACAACTCTTGGTACTTATACATTCGAAAGAACTACTAATATTCCTGTATCTATGTCTGCTACGGTTTCCTGGGTAAATTTCATCGGTAATAATCCTGGTATTGTTAATATTTTCTTAAGTTCTAGTATTAGGGGATATTTAAATACTGTTTTAGCAGGTACTCTAACAGATGGAGGACCAGCTGTAACTGTAAATTATGTTAATTATTTCTATGAAGGAGAGAAATTAGCTTGGCAATGGAATGCTGAAGCAGGAACGGGTCCTTATACTGGTTATAGACTGATTTATACCGGTTCTTTAACACAAAATACATCCCCAACTTCAGTTAACCCAGTAGATACTTATTTAGATCCTAATATATATTCCCCATACCCTTACCCTAACTCAGATTACAACCCATTAATCAATAACGCTGTAATTGATAGAGTAAGTGAATATTTCCAAGATGTAGATTATGCTACTAACCAATTAGTACCTGTTAACTTTCAACGTATAATTTCAGGAACAGCTGAACCCGCTGCAGTGCAAGATTCAAATTATACCTCTTATAGAGTAACTAATCCTAGATATAAGGGTAGTAAAAATACTACTGATGGTTTTAATAATGCTAACATAGGTATAGCATCCTCTATTGAAGCTGATAATTATCCATCTAGAATAGGAATTAGCCAATTTGGGTTACCATCAGTTGATCTAAATCAAACCTATTTTGCTTATTTTAACTGGGCAGGAGGTACTTCACCTGAATGGGGTGATTTTAAAACTGATAGAACTACTTATAGTATAAGATTCTTTATTGATGAAAACGGTAATATTATTAGACCATTAAATGATCCTGATGGCATTGCTTTAGGTATTATGAATCAAAACTTTACTGAAGATCAAAATGCAGTATCAAGTTTGCTTAATACTAATATTAGTTCTTATAATACCTCTATCTTAAATGGAACTTATCCTATATTTAAAAGTGGTAAAACTATTCAGCCTATTATATATAATCAGATAAACGTTACAGGAAGTAGTGGTAATGTTACAGGATATACTTTTACACCTTCAATTCAATTTGATGCTCCTGTAGGTACAACTACAGTTACAAACTGGGGGTTTAGTGCTTTTAGAAACACTAATGTTAATATTAGTAGACCATTTACTGGTTTAGCTTCTCAACAACAAATAGGATTTAATAATGAAAACTTTGATGCTGGGAGTAGATATAATACTACATTTGGGATCTATACATTTAATGCTAATACTGATGTTAATGTAAAGTTTAAAGCTAGAGTATGGTCTCAGATTTCTCAAATCAGTAATTATACTCAAAATCCAACTATAGCTTTAGAATATGCTATTCAAAAATTACCTAGTGGTGGATCAACTTGGATTACTATAGCTAAAAAATCTAATTTCTTATCTCCTTATGTTGACCCAGCTAATGGTATTCAATCTTACACAGCAGTAAGAGCAACTGATATAGAAACTCCATATTTGTCATTTAGTAATGGTGATGCTATAAGAGTAGCTTTAATTACTGCTAATTCTCAACCTAATGGAAGCTTTAATATCATAGTATGGGGGAGTCCAATTTATCAAAGTTCTTTCTCTAATTTACAAGCTCAAGCTCCTACCGCTGCTTATACTGCTTCTGGTGTATTCTTTACAACAGGATCTACCCCTAGTAATATATTAACTGCATCAGTTGAATTAAGTAATTTATATAGGTTAGAATTAAAAATGCAAGATATTCAAGGTAGTGGATTTAGTCCTGTAAACTATCCATTTATTCCTCAACCTTATGATGAAATTAGATTTGAGGCTTTAGAAGCTAATAGTTACATTATTACTGATGTTAATTATAGTGGCAGTTTATATTTAACTTTAAATAATAATATTATTAATAATACTGACATAAATGAGTTTTTAATAAGAAGATATGTAAATGATCCTGCTTTCTTAATATTAGATGTAGATAAACCAACTGGAGCTTCGGGTGGTGGTATTATAAAACCTGAGTTTATAATAGGAAGAATAGATCAAAAAATTGATTCGATTGTACAAAGTTTAGAAGAAAGAGGTTTATTACCTACACAATAAAATAAAAATAATTAAAATTTAACATATTTATAACAAAATACATATTTAAACAATGGGATATTTAAACAATGCAGTAGTAACAGTAGATGCTATCCTGACAGATAAGGGTCGTCAGTTATTGGCTCAAAATGATGGTTCATTTAGAATTACTCAATTTGCTCTATCTGATGATGAGATCGATTATACACTTTACAATCCAAACAACCCTTCAGGTTCGGCATATTATGGTCAAGCAATTGAAAACATGCCTCTTTTAGAGGCGTTTCCACTAGTGACTCAAGAGATGAAGTATGTGTTAACTACACTACCTCGTGGAACATCTAAAATGCCAGTACTGGATCTTGGTTATGCCGCTATTACTTTAAAACAAGGTGCTTCTCTCGCTGTTACACCTGAAACATTAAACTATTTAGGTGGTAATACAACATATGAATCCTCAGGCTATACTGCTACCATTTCGGATGTTAGAACATTAAGTACATTCAATGGTGTGGGTATTAACACTCCCGATGCTACCGCTCTTAATTCAACAGTTACAATCGGAACAAACGTTTCTAAAACTGTAGTAGGTACTACAATTAACCTAACCGCAACCACAGTAAATACATTATTTGGTTCAAATAGTTTCTTACAAGCTACATTAACAGTAGTGGGTAGGGATTCAGGAGCTCGTATTACAATTCCTGTAACTATTACAAAACAATAAGATTAAGATATGTCATTTAAAAGATTAACCCCATCCGATTTCTTAGTCTCAGCTGATTCTATTACGTCTCCTTGTTGGACCAATAACATTTACGATTTATCTTCTTTCTTTACTAGTTCAGCTCAAGCGGCTAGTTCACAAGGTGATTATGTATTAGCAGTTTATCAAACTTCTTCAGTATTAGATGAAGCAGCTATTCAATTTTATATTGGTTATGCTAATGCTGCTGGTTCAGGATCAACACCATATGATTCTACTATTCCTCAATATTCTCCATCATCTACTATTTATGGTCAATGGAGAAATCTTATATTAGAGGATGAAAACGCTAACTTTTTATTTGGTAATGTTACTCAATCTCAATTCTATGCTATTGCTGTAGAAAGAGCTAATTATAAACAATCATTACTCCCAGGTTCTTTAAACTTAAAGTTAACTAGTGGTAGTAATAGTGTATTTTTAACTGATAATAGTAATATGATTTCGGTAGTACCCTATATTAATGGTACTAGAGTTTATCAGTTAATTTCGGGGTCAAATGGTACAGCTTATCCTGGGTTACAAGCTAATGGTTATACTGCAGCTTCAGGTTCATATGGTTGGTTTGTTCCTGATATGGGAGCTATTCTAATTAACTCTATTGCTTTAGAACAATCAGCAGCTAATGGTGGTTTAGGTATGACTACTTTGAATGATGGTGCTTCAGTAGCAAATGGTTTTAATAACCAATCTTTATTTAATATAATTAAATTAGGTGATTCCTTTGAACTTAATTCTCAAGAAAACGTTACTTCAGATTATGTATTTATAAGGCCACAAAATGCTGAGTTTAACTATACAACTAACCCATCATTTATCTCGGGTTCAACTGGTGAGGTAATTTATTCTACTTTTATCAATAATCCACAAACATATATCACAACAGTAGGTATGTATAATGATGCGAACGAGTTACTAGCGGTAGCTAAATTATCTAGACCATTAGTTAAAGACTTCACTAAAGAAGCCCTAATTCGCGTTAAGCTAGACTTCTAATGAATGAGTGCTTGGAAACAATTTTTAGCCTCTGATATAATTGTTAACCCGTTTGTGGTTAACAAAAGTTTTTCTTATTCTGCTAGTTTATGGGATACTGATGATGTTGGTATAGATTATTTTGTAGGACGTAATATCCCATTTGTAAGTGGATCCAATAAAACTGGATTTAATAATACCCAATACCAATCTTTAATATATAATTCAGTTAAACAACTTTATTATACTAACTTCTTATCCTCCAGTACGGGAGATAATGTAGCTCAACCCGTATTGGTACCTGGGTTTAATGCAAGTGGTGATGTATTAATTGGAGAAGTACAAAGTCCTTTATATGATAATTTTTTACAAAGTACTTTAGTACCTAATAGATATTTTCCTACAGCTTCTGAGAGTTATATTTCATTAATAAGTATACCTTCTAAAATATATGGGGAATACATTGTACCTACTTCATTAATTGCATCTTTTGGTCCTTATACTTTTACAGATGATGGGCAAGGTAATTTATTATATAATAATATTGTTTTAGGTAATGTTATATATACTCAGGGTATGGTTATATTTACTAACTCAGATTCAGGTAAAGGACCTACTGTAATTGATCTAAATGAAGAGATTAATGATAATATAGCTAATTGTAAGTGCTTATTTTCTTCCTCAATGACAATTTATGAAGCGCAATATAAATGTACTTTAAGAGAAAGTGAGTTTAATGCTACACTAAACCCATCAGCACAAACAAGTGGTTCATTATTGACAGTAAATTCAAGTTCGTTTTATCAAAGAGGAGACGGAACTTTATCCAATAATGTAACAGGTTCATATTTTAGCCCATACGTCACTACTGTGGGGCTATATGATGAGGCACAAAATCTCTTAGCTATAGGTAAGTTAGCACAACCCCTTCCTACCTCCCCTACTACTGATACTACAATATTAGTTAATATAGACAAATAAATTATATGTGGACTCACAATAATGAACATATGGAGACACTCTCCTCATTTCCTGAAGGGACCTTTGGTTTCATCTACAGGGTTGTTCACATGCCAACAGGTAAAACCTATATTGGTAAAAAAGTTTTATTCCATCAAAAGAAAATAAAACTCACTAAAAGGGAGCTATTAGAATACACTCACGTGGCTGGTCGTAAACCAGCCTACAAACTGGCTATGAACGAATCAGATTGGAAAACCTACTATGGTTCTAACAAGGAAATTGTAGCTATGTTAAAAGAGGGTAAACACGATGAATTTAAACGTGAAATTTTACATTTAGCTCCCTCAAAAAAGTTATTAACTTACTACGAGACAAAATATTTGTTTGTATATTCAGTGCTCGAAAAACCAGAGGAGTTCTTTAACGACAACATTCTCGGTAAGTTTTTCAGAAAAGACTTTGCTGAGTAAGATATTGTTCGTATCTTACACCATATGGTAAACCAGCTGGTTGTAAACGTAATAAATTCCGTAATAGGATCAGGTAAACCCACCGCAAGGGGCAATATGGCTTATACCTGTCCGTTTTGTCATCATTCAAAACCTAAGCTCGAGATCAATTTTGACGAGAATGCTACCTACTATCAAAAGTGGCACTGTTGGGTTTGCGATAAAAAAGGCTCTAAGTTAATGAGCTTATTTAAAGCTATTGACGCGCCACAAGACAAGATAGATGAGCTACGATCATTGGTGGGGGCATCCCGAATGGTCACTACTTCAGCAAATTCCAATAAAGTAGAATTACCAAAAGAATTTAAACCACTATCAGAGCTTACCGAAAAGGATATAGTAGGAAGGCACGCACTTGCTTATTTAAAGAAACGAGGTATTTCTAAACACGATATACTCAAATACAATATTGGTTATTGTGAGGGCGGTGCCTACAACAAAATGATCGTTATACCATCGTATAGTAGCGAAGCTAAACTAAACTATTTCGTGGCCCGTAATTTTGATTCTAACTCACCAGTTAAGTACAAAAATCCACCAATAAACAAAAATATTGTACCGTTTGAGTTATTTGTAAACTGGTCTTCTCCACTCGTTTTATGTGAGGGACCCTTTGATGCTTTAGCGATTAAGAGAAATGCTATCCCACTATTGGGAAAGCATATACAAGATAATTTAATGAAACAAATCGTAACGTCTGTTGTAAAACAGATCTACATTGCTCTAGATAAAGACGCAATGAAGGATGCCTTACGGTTTGCCGAATTATTATTAAACGAGGGTAAAGAGGTTTACCTTGTTGATTTGGATGAAAAAGATCCAA